AAAATTAGATTTTCACCACACCAAATTTCGTTCCACGTGACACATCCAGAGAACACATTTATCTTGGTCCAGACCCTCGGTCAAGGAACCGGGATTCGTTTTCAACTGTACCCTGGTTCAGGAATCTTGGCGCTTCAATCATCCGGCCGGGATCTTGAACCGTTCTGCTTGGGGCTTGATGCTATTAGAGATTTTTTATATCAGCTTGGTGCTTGACGCTTGGAGCTTGGCGCTTGCTGCTTCGGCCGTCCCGGCCGGGGTTCTTGTTGCTTGATGCTTGGAGCTTGTCGCTTGCAGCTTGGAGCTTTTTTCTTTCCGCGCGGAGCGCGGCATAATATTTCGGGTGATACCAGGTCATTAGTGCTGGCCGTATGATATATTTTTTATATCTTTATTCCAGCAATTTCTACAATCTTTGCATTCATTGCCTTGCTGTGCACTGGGACATGTTGCGCCCGCTGTCACCACGGTTGAAGTATTTGGCCAGCTCGCAGGTGCAGACTGGTCCACCATAGGAGCAGAGAACCTGATCACCAGGTTGCTTGGTGCTCTGTCGAGGTGGTCCTTTATCCATGCTTCACGCGTTGGCATCCAATGACGTTTCGAAGGTGTTAACCTACAAACTTCAAAAATTTTATTTAAATGCTCAAGGTCCTGGACGTCGCCTGAGTCGTGCCAGCGGAACACGTCTGGCTTCTTGCTGTTAATTAGATGAGCCATAGCCTGGACCCATTGCGGTGTGTATATTGCTGCCAGTCTCCTGTACTGTGCATCTTGGACCACCTTGAACACGTAGCAGCCCTTCAAGGCGTAACAATCATAACAGACTGAGTCTTTAACATCCCTGAGCTTGGAGCCTGTTTTACATTCCTTGGCAGGTATACCTATTGACCAGCCCGGCATCTTACTTGGTTTACTTAGACCACCAACAATGGTCCATGCTTCTTCTGTTTTCATATTAGTTTTATTTTTGTTAATTCCATTTCCGAATCACCTTTTAAATCTTTTTCGTGGTTCAACATCCTGTCGACTGTGTCTCGTATGTAAGTGTTGCTGTGTTTGTTTTCATCTAGCCATCTTATAACGTCAACTAGTGTTGCTTCGTATCTGCTTATTAATTTAATTGTTGCTTTCATTTTTTATTCTCCTTTATTCTCCTATTAATATATGACAGCTTGAAGCTTGTCAAATCTTTTTTTATTTTTTTTCAACCTCAGGTTGTGCCGGCCGGGGACGCTTGAAGCTTGACGCTTGGTGCTTGTAGCTTGGTGCTTGTAGTTTAGAATCATTCTAAAGTGGCCAGGCCCTTTCGGGCCTGAACCTGATGGAACTAGTTCCATAATGCGGATTTTACCAATCCACCGTTGGAAGCTCGGTTTAAGCATTCCAAATATTCGGTATCGTTCATACCTAGGTTCGTCATGCAAAAATGCATTTTCTCCCCTTGCGATGGCCCCGAATGGCTCGCAAGCATCTCCACAGCCTGGTCCAGGATCTCTTGACGTCGAGCTCCACCACGCTGGAAAATAGGTTTTAAAGTACGAGTAGACATAATTACCTTCTATCATGGAGAATGTGGGATGTCAAATTTTATTTTCTTTTAAAAAATCCGGATCCCTTCGGGATCCGGAGCTTGATGCTTGGAGCTTGAAGCTTGGCGCTTCTTTAGAATCATTCTAAACTGGCCCGGCCCGCCCGATACTCCGGGCAGACTAGTACAGGTTATTTCAACCGGGCCGATTCCAAAGGAATTAGTTTGTTTTCTTGGCACTTCCACCTTGAGTTATAATGTCTTCAGCTTCGAACCCTGCACCGCTCAACATCTTTCCAATTTGACCAAGCATTTTAACTTCAGCGTGTTTCTCATGTTTGTCTTTGTATTTGATATATTCCTTATTCAAGCTAACTGGCTCAAACTTGGTATAATAACAAAAACGACCGCCATCGTATCCATCTTTGGTCTGGTGCATTTTTTGAGTTGATACGTGCCATCTATTATCTTTGAAGATATAAATATATTCTATAAATAAATCTCCTTTCATGGCGTTCATGTACATCCACTCATCTCTGTACTCTTTGGCTGGGTCTATTTCTCTGTCCCAATCTCGAGCGTAGAAACTACACTCATCTATGGTATCACCCAGATAGCTGGCGTCGCCATAATTAAATAGTTTTTCTGCCAACTGTCTATTGTTATAATTATCCACTAGGCATTTACCAACGCCGTATGGATACCCATCAGAGTGAACGTATATTACTTTTACCTTCTTTGTCTTCGGGTCTTCTATTGCTATATTACTTCTTGTACTCATGCTTTCTCCTTTGTTGATTTATCAATTATCTCTTCAAGAAATATTAATTTCTCAATAATTTCTTTTAATTGTTTTAAATTTGATGGTTGGAAGTGTAATGCCATTCCAGGTCTGTTATAAAACTCTAACAGTTCATCATTTATTCTTGTTAGTTGTGTTTTAACTGTTTGCATATATTTCCTTTCTGTCTCCTTTATAATCCTATACTATTTATTTGTCAAGCTTGTTGCTTGTCGCTTGCCGGCCGGATCAATAACTTTGGCTCCGCTACTTTCGTAGGTTGGATCTTCTGCTACTTACCAGGAACACGTCGTTTCCTATGTCGTTACTGATCCCAGGCCACACTCCATAAAGACCCTTTTTGCTAGCAAAGGTTGTGTGACCAGGGATCAGTGTTGTACTCCGAGCGCGACCGGCAACGGATCATTATCCGGCTTGGTGACTAGTCTCTGTTCAGCGCAGGTATAGTGGTTTCCCACAGCTACAACATCTGATCCCAGATCCAATGGTGGAATTCTAAAGATATCTCTTTAGATCCTTTCACCAGCAACTGTACAAGATGCTGTAATCCATTGGATCAGGGATCAGGCGACTTGCGTCGCCTAAAACCGTATTAGGCATTTCTATGTTGAGCGATAAATTTTTCATTATCATCCCAAAAAGAATCAAGGCCTAATTTTTTTAGAGCTCTGGAATAAGCGACACCTAAAGCAAGAGCATGAGATTGATCATATTCTTTTATAAATATGTCTCGCACATCATCATCGCTATCTTTACCAGAAGCGTAGCCGGCTGAAAGAACTATCACTAGAGCTTTCATCTCGGCTTTAGTTAGTTTAGTGTTTATATTAGACATAATCTCCTTATAACATATCCTATTTAATCCTACAATAGACTATGTGTCCATTTTGAGCTTTTCTAAATACAACCACAAGTTGTGCCGGCCGGTTGTTAATTAGAATCATTCTAAACTGATCCCAGATCCATCGCCATTGGACTACCCGCATGCTAGAACGCCCGTCGAAGATGGATCAGGGATCAGTTCTGGCTCATAGCACAAAGACGGACTATTGTCGGTGTGATGTACTACAACCAGAAGTTGTCCCATTCAAATTAAGCGATTAATCGCTATTTAAATTCTTTTATAACATTATATCTTGGCCTACTTTTTCTATTGTCTGTTTGATGTCTCATACCACCAAGCAAAGCAATTTGTTGACCAAACCATCTAGCACCAGCTGCGTTAGGCATAACTAGACCAGCTGCCACTAATGTTTTAAATAATTCATTTATTTCTTTTATATTCATAAATCAAATATAATGCTTGACTATCCTATTGTCAAGTGTTAAAAAACATTTATGAAAAATAAAAATAAAAACCTAACTTATTGGTGGAACTTACCAATTGATGAGTTAGAAGAAATGGCAGATGAAAATGGTAAGATAAAACTAGAAAGAACGAATATGAGCAAAGAAGAAATGAAAGCTAATATTCTAAAAAATATAAAGGAGGACAATGAGTACTTTAACAAATAAAAAAACAAACCCGGCCGGCACAGCCTTTGATGTTGCTAACTCAATTAATAAAGTATCGAGAATAGGACACTTGTATGGTAGATTATTTTCTTTACAAGAAATGGAAATACATATACTTTCAGAAATTAAGAAAGTAAAAGAACAAATAGAAAGAGAGGAACAAAACAATGCCTAGAATAAGACTAAATCAAGAGTATCGGAACAAGATAGCAAATAGACTGCGTGTCCATGCTGAACAAGAAGATACGATTGAAAAACAAAACTATGACAATCTAAAAGCAGATCAGATTGACATAAATGACAATGCGTGGAAAATTGCAGAACAAATTGTTAGACGACATTATACTTTAGATGATGTTGAAAAAGCATATTACTTACAGAATAAATTTGAGAATGTAAGTACGATTGCAAAGGACAGTTGTTTTCATTTTCATTATCTTGGAACGAAAGAAGATAGAGACTATGACAATAATCCAATAACTAAAGAAGATACTATTGAGGGACATTTTGATTTTAGATTAAATGGGTCAATAGATACTGAAAGCAATTCTTCATATAGTCGTGATGACAAAGGTTATGGCTATGCTTTATTTCGTGATGAATTAAAAGCACAAGATAATTGTAATCCAGATATTTTGATTGAACAAGAGGGAAAAGATAGCAACCCACACAAAACAAAATATACTGACAACAACAATAAGTATCTTGGTAATGATGACAAGGGTTATGGCAAAGAGTGGAATGAAAAATATCAATTAGATTTAATTGGTAGAGATTATTGTCGTGATAGGTCAATCGCTTGTACTGAGCAAGAGTATATGTTTTTAATAGATTGGAAAAAACAAAAAGAACAATTTGTTATGGCACATCACAAATGGATACAATCTATTTTAGACCAAATGAAAGAAATTAAGTTAGGTCTAAAGGGATATAAATATCTTGATGAGGCAATAGAACTTTGTACTGAGTTAGGTATGCCAATTACTGAGGCAGAAATAATCAGAACAAACTCTACCGGCCTAACTATCTACAATCCTAAAAATCTAGCTGATAGAATAAAAGGAATGAAGAACAAGAGGGAAAAAACAAGAGAGGAAAAAATAGCCGAAAGAGTGGCTTATATGCAAGCCCAAAAAAGTGTAAATTAACACTTGACTGATGTATCCTATTTGTAGTAGGATACATCATTAACTAATATAGAAAGATATAAAATGGAAAACAATAAAACATTTACAATCACTTTCACAAAACAAAATGGCGAGAGTGTAACTAGAAAAGCAAAATGGAATGACAAGTGTAGAGAGTATGTTGCACAAGCCGGCCATAAAGTTTTGACTTTTTTAGATTTAGACGCGACTGAACTAGCAGGTGAAGACCAATACAGAAATGCAACAGATAAAATAACTGCATGGAGTATTAAATCATGAGTGATTATAATTGGTGTCATGGGCCGGAGTGTCATACTAAACAAACACAATCCAGAATAAGAGGATCCGGCGACAATAAAGTATTAAGAACTATAAAGATCAAAGAAACTAAATGGAACACAGATCACGCGTTTAAATATTTCTGCAATCAAAATTGTTTGTATCAATTTATTAATACACATCTAGAAGAACTAGTTAAGATTGCACCCAGACGCGAGGCACTTGAAACACCGATCAAAGTTGAAGTAAAAACATACGACGCACCAGATCACCCTTATTATAATGGCAGAAAATATAAACAAATAACATCTATTGACAATAACAATGGATAATGTAGGATAACCATTATGAAAACAATTAAATACAATAATAAAACAATCAAGTTACCATTTGCCGGAGCGGATTATGGAACTGACCCATTAGAAATGGAAACAGTTACAAATCCATTTTCAGGTCAATCAATCGCAATGCCTAAGTTTGCTGTTGCTGTGTATGATGTAATCATGGGAACTAATATGATTGCAGAACAATACGACAGGGTGCATGGTTGGGGATCATCTCCAGAATGGAATACAGTTCGTAAAGGTCTTGATTGGTTTAGACAACACTTCGCAGAAGAATACATGGTCTTGTTAGACTAATTATAAACAAAGGATCCGGCGACATGATCGCCGGCTCCACTTTCCCCAAATCAAATAGAGATACTAAACACAATTCGAAATTTCCGGCCGGCCGGGCCCCCATCCCCCCTTTTTTTTAAAAGGGGTCCCACTACTTCAGGTTGTATTGCCGGATTTTGACAGTTAATGGTGGAAAAATCGTTTTGAAACCCTTATAAAGGAGGTAAAATTTTTTAAAAATTTTTATGAATTTAAATAACGTTGATATTAGTAGGCTTCCAGCTGACATTAGAAAGCAATTTAGACAACTTCAAGTTTTACATGCGGAAAAAAAGATACAAAACAGGGCAAAAGACGATTTTTTAAGCTTTGTTAAGTGTGTTTGGCCCGAATTTATTGAAGGAGCGCACCATAGACACATTGCAAAAAAATTTAATGACCTTGCAACAGGAAAAATTACTCGTTTAATCGTAAATATGCCTCCAAGACACACAAAATCAGAATTTGCGTCTTATCTTTTGCCTGCTTGGATGGTGGGCCGTCATCCAAAGTTAAAAATCATTCAAGCAACGCACACTGGAGAGCTTGCAATACGTTTTGGACGTAAAGCAAAGACCTTAATTGACTCTCCT